GCCCTGCTGGCCCTGCTGGCCCTGCTGGCCCTGCTGGCCCTGCTGGCCCTGCTGGCCCTGCTGGCCCTGCTGGCCCTGCTGGCCCTGCTGGCCCTGCTGGCCCTGCTGGCCCTGCTGAGACTGACTCTGAGGAGACTGTCCCTGCTGACCCTGCTGGCCTGGCTGGCCTGGCTGGCCTGGCTGGCCTGGCTGGCCTTCCTGCTTCTCCTCGTCCTCGGCAGACTGTCCGCGCTTCTGCTGTTGCTGGATGGCCTGCTGAGCCAGCTCCGCGCGCTTCTTGAGGATGGCCGACGCCAGCTGATAGATTTTCTTGGGGCTCGACTGCAGGCGACTGCGCAGTAGATCCATGAGCAGCTTCTGATACTGCTCGAATGCCATGTTGGGCGGCATCGGAGGCGTGAAGTTACTGGGCAGAACCCAGTACCCCAGCGGCTTGGCCGGATCGGCGATGCCCGGCCAGTTCTTCTTGAGCAGCTCGTTGTCGGCCATGTCCGCAGCGAGGTTGCGCGTGATGGCGAACATGTGCTGCTCTTCCACGCCATTCAGGCACTTCAGAAGAGTCAGGCCTCGAGGAATGTGCTCGAGGATGATGTGCAGCACCTCGTGCTCCAGCGTAGCGGCCAGCTCTTCGTGGCTGACCATCGCCGCGAAGATCGGGTCGTACAGAAGGAAGTACTTGCCGCGATTGGACACGACACCCATGGTGCCGAAGCCTGGGGCTGCCACACGATCCAGGCGATTGAGCACTCGCGCGTAGAAATTCGCGGCCTGGTTGCTCGAGAAGTAGGTGAGGGCGTCCGCGACTGTGTCGCGCCCCTTGTCGATTAGTTCCTGCAGCTTCTCGTTGAGCTGCATCTCCAATTGAATTTTGTCTGCCCCGGTACGCACTAGCTTTGCTTCTCCTTTAGGGCTATGATTAGCCCAAATGCGCGCTATCAACGACCAATATAACGGCGACCCCACATACGCAGAACTCCATGTTCTCACACGGGGGCGCCCGCTTGCACGTGAACTGCTGAAGACTGCGCAGTTCATGAGTAAAAAAGCTGAAGTGGACGCGCTGCCCGATACAGCTTTCGCGTGGGAATCTGAAAGGCGATTCCCTGTGCACACGAAAGAGGACACCGTCGCCAGCCTCTTATACCGGAGTAAGCTAGGTTCTTCGGTGCCGGGCTACGTAGACTCCAAGTTGGCTAAGGCTAGTGAGATCTACGGGCTCGAAGCGCACGTGTTTGCGGCCGCCAAGACCGCGCAGTCGGTCACGCCGGAACAGTCCGTGTACGCGCTCCCCGACGTGTCGCGTCTGCCAATCAATAACGCCGAGCAGATTAAGGTAGCTGAAGAGGTCCTTCAGCGGGACTACACCAAGCTCACGCTCGAGAAGCGCGCCGAGGCGTTCAGCCGAGTCGCGCAGGCTGCCCGAGTACACAGCGTTACGCTTCAGCCCTTCACACTGAAGATGGCGGGGCTAACCGCATCGAGTGTAGACACGCTGAAGACCTGGCTAGGAGCCCGCGCAGGCGCTACCACAGGCAAGTACAGCGACGCGTACGAGAAGCTCGCTGCAGCTCTGCCGGCGCAGCCCCTCATGACCAGTCGCAAAGACCTGGTGAAGGTGGCCTCTACGATCGAAGAGATCGACCGCCTTGCGGGGCTCGACAAGCACTACGACCGCAAGCTGCCGGATCCGCTGCTGACGGTGTTCAACACGTCTAAGGTCGCCGGGCAAACCGTAGACGCCTGCGGAACCCAGGTGCCTGTAGAGACCCTCATGGCGTTACCTCCCGATATCTGGGAGTCGGTAGACATGCCCGAGATGGCGCAGGTGGCCGAGGCCGGTGACCCTGCGGAATTCGCGCAGGTCTTTGCCACCATCCCCGCAGACATCAAGACGATGATTTGCAAGCAACTGGGGATGTAAGTGGGCGCGCGGGAACTGCTCAAGGACGCGACCACGTGCGCCTTCGCATGTGTCCGCGCCCTAGATGTACTGCTGCCCAGCACTTGGATGGCGTGGGAGCCCGAGACTCTATGGATAGAGCTGTCGCGCATGGGCGTCAGCGTACCTCCGAATAACCGCGCCAAGGTAATGGCCGCGCGGGTCCTGGTGTCTACTGGTCGGTTCTATTACGACGCGCTGGTCTTCGAGAAGACCGCGGTAACGTTCAACGACGACCCTGTGCACCTGGACAGCCTAGACGATGCGCCTGTGGAGTATCTGGCGTGGGCCTCATACGAGGCGTACAAAATATACCTGCACTACCACAAAGAAAACGTGAGCTACGACCGGGAGCCCATCGCGTACACCGGCGTGCAGCTGTACAGACACGGGTTGCTAGTAGCCCCTGAGCAGCTGCACTGGGCTCAAGAAGCTCTCGACACGCACTACGGAAAAGACAGTGTCGTGTTGCGCAAGAAGGTCGAGGCCGCGTGGGCTGCCCTGCCTAAGGGCGAGCTAAAAAATAACGCGTATCCCGAGACTCCTCTGGGAGTACAGCTGGCCAAACTAGCTGCAGTGCACACGTACTTCGATACGAAGTCCAAGGCACTACAAGCTAGCTTAGCCCAACTGGTGTCGTGATCAGGTCTTGGGGATCAACCCCGCGGCCTGCTTGTACGACCTCATTGTGTCTACGATGAACTTCATCTTCTTCTTGTACGGCTCGTAAGCCGACAAGGCGCTGGAGAGCTTGTTGAGGTACGTCTGTCCCTCGGCTCCCTTCGCGTTCATGGCCTGCTTCAGATGCTCCGCGACGAACGTCTGGAGGATCTCGTTCGGCAGGTCGCCGATGAAGAGCGCGACGTGAGCCGCGATCTTGGTCGGATCGGCCATCGTAGAGAACAGCTCGAGGGCTACGCCCTCGCACAGCTCGACCACCAGGCTCGCGCGGTTGGCCGCCTTGGCGTCCACGGCCTTCTCGACCATGTCGCCTTCCTTGTTGACCGTACGATCCAGCAGAGACGCGACGCGCTTGCGCACGCTGCTCTGTGGCGTATACGAGTAGAGGATCTCCGACGGCTGGATCAGCGTGTTCTGGTCCGCGACGAACTCCATGAACTTCCGGGCTGCCACGGTGCCCACCTGACCTTCGATCAGGGTGCGCACTGCTTCGCCAGCGAGATCCATCTTGGCCTTCTGGGCTCCATGAAGGATGTTGGACACCTTCTCCCAGTTGGAGGGGCACGGGAAGGCCTTGCCGGCGTCGCGCGCGCCGGTGTCATACAGGAAGGTGTTTGCCGCCTTGATGAAGGCCGGCACGTACGGGTGCCAGTTCGCCTTCTTGACGTAGTCCAGCCACGCCGAGAGGTCGTGGACTGTGTAGACGAAGTTGAGGCGCTTTCGGATCGCGTGATCCTTCTCCGCCTCGTTGACGAGGTAGGACCCATCCGACGGGTTCATCGCAGCCACCACGATGACGTTCTCGTGGAGGTGGAAGTTGTGAAGTCGCCGCTCATCGGCGAGCGTGAACAGGCCGTTCACGAGCGCCTTTTCGGAGCGATTCCACTCGTCGAGGAAGAGCACCGCACATCCCATCTCTTCCGCCTTGCGGTTGAGCTCGAGTAGCCACTCAGGAGCTACGAAATTGAACGAACTTGCGTCCTCGGTGAACATGATCATGGAGATTTCCTCCTGGCTCATGTGACCGAAGTTCAGTACACGCATGTACCCATTCATGCGTGCGCACCATTGGTGCACGATCGGCGTCTTGCCGATCCCGGTCTCACCGATCAGGCAGATCGTCAGGCGTGGCTTCATGTGCCACACAATGTCCAGCAGCTTAGATACCAGCCCCATGCTCGTGGGGCTGATTCCCAGACGGTCCCAGCCGTCGACCATGTCCTTCTTCTCGGCCATTACTCCCCTTTTCTAAAGGATGGTATTGCACACCTATGTGCCATGATGCACATTATTTCCACAGACACTTTTGCGCCCGACTCTGGTGTGCCAGCAGAGCCTGACTCTATCATTGATACGCACTTCTACCACGAAAACGCGAAATAATGGAAAATACATCTACCGTTGGAGACGCGTACACGAAAGACGATTTGGTCATACGCCGCTCCGACTGGGCCCAGGCGTTAATCTGCCTGGACGGCCGTCCGTTCTCCCTAGCAGACTACCCGTTCTACAATCGCATTTACGACAGCACCGTAGGCGGGCTATTGCTGAAAACGGGGCGGCAGGTTGCTAAGAGTACGACGCTGTCTAACTTCCTGATTGCCGAGGCTTGCACAAAGCCCCACTGGCGCAGTCTGTTCGTAGCGCCCGCACAAGAGCAAACCACACGCTTCTCGCAGACACGTGTCGGCAAGACCATCTTCTACAGCCCTGAGATACGCAATCGATGGGTATCCAGTGAGCTGTCTAGCCGCGTCTTCCAGAAGCAATTCACCAACGGCTCCGAGATAACGTTCACGTACGCCAGCGATGACCCGGACCGCGCCCGCGGTGTGTCTGCCGACCGCGTTGCATACGACGAGGTCCAGGACATGCAGTACGAGGCCGTAATCCCCGTCATCAACGAGACGATGAGCAACAGCGATTACGCGTATGAGACGTACTGCGGAACGCCTAAGTCGATGGAAAACACCATCGAAGGCCTGTGGCAGTGGAGCACTAAGACTGAGTGGGTGATCAAGTGCTCTGGCTGCAACGCGTTCATGTTCTTCGAGGACGAGCGTTGTTTAGGCAAGAAGGGCCCCATTTGCCTGAAGTGCGGCAAGTACGTTGATGTCCGCCAGGGGGAGTGGATAGACACACACGTGTTCCCGCCCAACCACACGGGCAAGAAGCTAAAGGGATTCCATATCCCGCAGGTCATCCTGCCCAAGAACGTCCCGGCGTCCATGCCTTCTGACCTAAAGAATCAGGAGCTCGCAAAGACGCGCTGGGACCGCATCATCGAAAAGCACGTCGCCTACCCGCCGTCCAAGTTCAAGAACGAGGTCATGGGCGTCAGCGACGCCATCGGTACGCGCCTCATCTCGCAAGAAGAGCTCGAGAACCTCTGCCGTGACTATGTGATCACGGAATACCCCACCAACAACATCATGATGCAAGACCTGCGCGGCGTCGTAGCCGGCGTAGACTGGTCCGGCGGCGGCATGGCTTCAGGAGCGTCGCGCACCGTGCTGTGGGTATACGGGATTACGCAGGGTACCGTAGAGCACAACTTCCGTCTGAAGACGCTCTACTTCAAGATATACCCGGAGACCAACCCCATCTCCGGCGGTGTTGTCGATCACATTGTCGAGATCTGCAATCGATACAACGTCAGCATAATCATGGGTGACGCCGGCGGTGGCGCGTTGGCCAATGCTAACCTGCGTGAGCGCCTAGGCCAGCACCGCGCCCACCAGTGCCAGTACCGCGGTGGCGTGACCGGCGGCAGCGGCACTAACGCACGTCCCATCTTCTGGAACAAGATCGACCGTTGGATGGTGGACCGGACCACCATGATCGATCACTACATGATGTTCTTGAAGCGCGAGGGCGTGATCTTCCCGAGCATCAAGCAGATGACAACGCCCATCAAGGACATCCTCGCTCTGTACGAGGAAGTGTCTAACACCGGCCGTAAAGTATGGCGGCACGCGGCGTCTAACCCCGACGACGCGTGCCATGCCCAGATATATGCGTGGCTAGCCAGCAAGTTACTGGCAGCGGATCCGATGATGACCTATGACGGTGCCCCGCGGTAAACGCAACCTTTAGTACGAAGCCCTTGTAACAACTCAAGGGATTCGGCTGTGTGCCCCGCGTAGTGGGGGGTCGCGCAACGTAGCTGACGGTACATCAGCGCTAGAAGGCATGCGTTGCGTTAGCGGGTCACCGTCAGGAGGTAACCGCGATCCCGGTGCCCTCGGCCACGATCTTCTCAGCCATGGCGATGCTGGGCTTCAGCGTGTATCGTGCCTGCCGGTTCTGCAGCATGAACCCCGGGTAGATGCCTATCAGGAGCTCGGAGGGCGGGCACATAGAACGGATGCCCGCCTTCATGATGCGCAGGTGGCGTGCTACGTTGAAGATGGGCACGAGCTGCAGACCGCCGCGCTTGTCGTCGAAACGAACTACGCAGGGGTCTAGTAGCATAATCGCGTCGCTGTCTATCTCGAGCTGGATGCCCAGGATAGGCCCGTCGGCTGTCGTATAGACCTGCAGCGGCTTGGGCGCCACACAGAACTCGTCGTCCTGCACTGTGGCGTGTTGGACGTAGCTGGTATGCAGCTCCTCGTCAGTCTCCTCCCATTCAGTGATGGGCCTAGAGCCAGGAGGTAGCTGCGCCGCCCAGTTCTCTACCGTCGTGTCCACCAGAGTGCCGTCAGCTAGCCTGACGGAGGGCTTCCACGCATAACGCGTATCTCGGACGATGTTCAGGGTGAAGGTAGCCCCGAACTTATCGAACGAGACTGTATCGTGGGTCTTGGTGCTAGACGGTCGCGGCGGCTTCGCCGGAGAAGGCGTCGTCTCGGAGCTCTGCGAGGATTTCATTTTCTTCTACCACTCCTTCTAGAACGGGCGTGAATACGTGCTTAGCCAAGTACTTATCTATGGGCTGGCATTCCCCGTAGTTAGGCCCGACTTCGATGTCTACCTTGAAGGGGACAGGAAGCCAAGAGTACTTCTCACGCACCCGCTTTTCGGCGTAGTAGTGGATGAACTCCTTGAGCTGACTCAGGTGCTTCTTGGGGAATTGCATGACAATGGAGTCGTGTACTGTGAGCAACAGGCGGCCGCCCAGATCCCGCAGCGGCTGGTCCATTTCGACCAACTGCCCAATGACGATGTCAGAGGACGTGCTCTGGATCTTGAAGTTGCGTGCTTGGCGCACGGCGCGGCCACGGTGGCGCGACAGCCGCGCAAGCGGGAAACGCCTGCGACGACCGAAGTGTGTCTCCACCCAGCCCTTATTGAGAACTTCCTGCTCTATATCGATAGCGTACTGCTTGATGGCAGGGAACATGGCGTAGAGCAGGTCGATTAGCTCGCGGGCCACGTCCTCAGAAACGCCGATGGTCTCTGCGATCTTGCCCGGGCCTGCACCGTACAGAATGCCGAACACGACGCGCTTGATTCGAGAGCGCTCGAGATCGAGCTTCTTTCGATACGCCTTGTCAGGCAAGAATACATCGTCATCGCGACGGTCGTAGTGTTCATACGGGCGGTTGAACACCTTATGCGCGAAGAAGCTGTGCATGTCTAGACCGCGGTTGAGCGCGTCTATCAGTGCGGGGTCGTGTGCATAGGCCGTGAAGACGCGGACTTCCGCGCCTTTCCAGTCCACGTTCACGATGACGTAGTCGTCTGACTCCGGTATGAACAGCTTCTTGATGTTGAAATTCGCTAAGAACTTCGGGATGTTCTGCATGTTCATATCACTCGAGCTCAACCGGCCGGTGCCGGTGCCGTTCAAGTGAAACTGCGTATGCAGGAACCCATCGCGCTTAGACAGTGCTCGGATATTGGCCAGGAAGGTATTCAGCGCCTTACTGGACTTACGCCACTCCAGCAGACGTACAGCGAACAACGCGTCGTGTGCCGGTATTGTCTTGGCGTCGTCGGCGTATTCGATGAATGTACGGATCACCTTCTCGGAGGTACTGAACGCGCCCTTCTTGGTCTTCTCGACGGGTGTGTACGTGACCACTTTCCCGTCGGGATGCGTCCAGCCCCAAGAGAACAACACGTCGCACAGGGTGATAGGGCTGTTCAGGTTGATGGCGCGGTCATTACGCACCCGCCCAGCCATGTCGTAGAGCTCTCGCTCAGTGCTCTCGGCAATACGACGCAAACCTTCCTCGAGTACAGGGATGTACTCCTGGTCTACGCGAGTGCCGTAATACTCCATGCGCCCCAGCACCAGAGATGCAGGGACTGCATGTGTACGCATGAGCGGGCCCACCTTGGACTGCTCCTGCTTGATGCGCGTCCGCTGTATGGACGTGAGTTGGCGTGTGACGTCCGCGTCAATCGCGCCATACAGCTGCAGCTCATCGATAGGCACGTTCTCGAAGCCCGCGTCCTTGGCGATCTGGCGCTCCTTCTTGGAGCGCGGATCCTCAGGCCGCTTTGGCCTCTTGGAGATCACGGGCTTCTCGGGCTTGGCCGCGGTGGACTTGGGTTTGACGGGCTTACCGCGCTTGCCCTTAGGCCAGTCGGCGACCTCCGCTTCCCACACTGCGACACGCCCCTTGTGGTAGCTGCGCATGAAGGTGTAATCCTCCATGGCGCGCTCGTAAGTAGCTAGGGCAGCCTGCTCCGCAGGGGACTTCTGCTCGTACTCGACCAGCTCAGCGTGATGTTTCGTGAGCGCCGCCAAGAACTCAGGATGATCTTCCGCCAGGATATCGGCTTGGTCGGCAATCTCCTTAGCCATCTCCTCTGCTTCAGAGATTCCCTCTTCAGCTTGGAGAAGGTCGTAGAGGCGGTCCTCGTAGCCTACGTAGTCAGGCAAGAAAGAGGCGGTCAGTGCCTTCAGGCCGTAGTTGCCCTTCTTGTCCTCATCCAGGAGATGTTCTCCCA